TATTCACCTGGAGACTACGAGGTGACATACACAAGTGGTTACGGTGACTGCCCTGCGGACTTAGAGACCGATATTTTGACCTTAGTGGCTTGGAGTTATGAGAACAGAGGCAAAAAGATGGAAGGGCAAGGAAGGGAAGGATTACTGCGTAGCTACCCTAATTGGGATGGCATGAACTATCATCAGTACAAAAAAGTAGTTATATAATGGCGGGAATTATCAGAGTCAACGGAGTCAATCAAACCATCGCAAAGATTAATAAGTTTGCGGAGAGGAAGATTGTGAAGTTGGATAAGATAATGGATCAGAGCTTGAAAACTATGGCCTCACAAGCCAATGCCAATGCACCTGGCGACATTAAAGGAACGGTTAAGTCTGATAGAGTAGATACATTAAATTATGATATTGGCTCTCCGGTTCCTTACGCCGCGTATGTTGAATTTGGTACTGGCCCGTACGCAAGAGATTATGTGCCATCTCTCCCTAAAGAATGGCAAGATATTGCGGAGCGTAAGATAGTAAATAGACAAGGTAGGAATAATAAGAACGAGTATCTATACCCTGCTGTAAACGCTGGCTTGCCAGATATGATAAAGAAAATGAAAGAAAATGCTTGATACAAGTAATGCCGTAAGGCAGGCATATATAACAGCGTTGAATGGCAGCATCACCTATGATAGTGTGAATGTTCCGGTGTATGGTAACATACCATTCAAGACACCACCAAAGAAATATGTTATCATAAGTGATATAAGAGAAGTGCAAGACCTTAACAACAATGCGTTTTTCAATAATGTTGTTGTAACTTTGGATATATTCGCAGAGCAATACATGACAAATGACAATGGGGTTGTGGATAATATTGCTTCGCAGATAATGCAGATTTTGATGCCGGTACCAGGTGCTAAACTTTTCGCTCAGACAAATCACGACATTTATCCAAGCCAAAGGTTATCATCAAGGTACTTACCGCTTCAAAATGGTCAGGACTTTGTGGCGAGAAAAATCATAACAATAAGTAATTTAGTAAATCAAAAATAGACAACAATGGCGCAGATTCTTTCAGTTAACCAAAATATCGAAATAGATGTAGCTGGCGGCTCATCCTTTAAGAATTTGGTATGTACAAGCAGCGCAACGCTGAATACGACTCTTGCTACTACGCAAGATCAGACTACATGCGGTGTATTGACTGCTGTCGGTGAGCCTTCCATGACAATAGATTTTGATGCGGTATGTGAGACAGCTCCTACCGTAGCTCAAATCTCTTACGAGGATTTGCTCGCTGCTTCTGTAAACAAGACATTGGTAAATGTAAGGATGCAGAACCCAGTTGTGACTGGCTCTTCTGTTGGTACTGCTTACTACCATCAGTTTCTTGCTTACATCACTGATTTGTCACTTGCTTCTACAGTTGGTGAGTTTATCAAATTTAGCGGAACATTATCAAGCACAGGAACACTTGACGTTACCCCATAATAAACTATGAATACTGCGACTATAACCATGAATGGTCATACCATCAGCCTTCGCTATGGTATGGCTTCATTCAGGTACTTAACTGAAAGATTTGTTGACGGCATCAGCTTTGACAACGGATCATTGAACGAGATAGGCTTATCACACATTCTTTATAGTGGTTACACAAACCATTGCCTTGTAAAGGATATAAAGAAGGAATACAGCTTTGAGTTCTTCGTAGATTACGTTGAGGCACATCTGAAAGATGAACCTTTTATGGCTGAAGTGATGGATGCGATGAAAGTATGGACTGACAGCGACTTCATCAAACAGACACAAGAGGCTAATCCTGACGAGCCAAAAAAAAAGACTTAACGTGGGATGAGATTGAAGCTTTCGCTTTCGGAGAGCTTTGCTTGAGGCCCATGGAGTTCTACGAGATGGCTCCAAGGCATCTTGGCTTGATGATTAGAGGTCATCAGGAGAAGAAGGTGGATACTTATAGGCAGACACGGATGCTGATGTTCACGATGGTTAGGCTTCATGCCGACCCGAAGTCAGCACCAAAGACACCGGAGGCTTTGTGGGAGTTGCCTGGTGATGCTGTTGCGAACCCAGTAGAAGAGGCTGAAGAGTATAAAAAAATCTTTGAACGATTAGGACAATGGCAGAAACCGGAGATTTAATAATTAAGATAGGGGGTGATGCCTCAAAATTCAAGGCCACCATTGCCGATGTAGAGAATAGTCTCAAGTCGTTCAAGGCTAATTTAGGCACTACTGGTCTGAACATTAAGATCGAGGCACTTGGTTTTCAAGAGACCAAATCCAATATAAAAAGTGTTGCTGATTTTGCAGAAGGCACGCTTGGTGCTATAAAGAATACGATTAAGGATGTAAAGGCAGAGAGGCTAACAATATCAGCCGACCCGAACTCTCTTGCTCCATTTAATATAAAGCTCAATGAGCTTAATACAACAGTAAAAGAACTTGAGAAGGCTGGTATTCTCAAAAACGTTCCTCAAGAGGCTGCTGTTGCAGCTAATAGTTTACAAGGATTAAGCAATAAGCTTAACGAGCTTAGGAAGCAAAGGGCAATAATTGACCCTGATACCAATGCAAGAGCTATCCTGCAAATCAATCAGCAGATAGATAAGCTGCAACAGAAGATAGTCAATCTCAATAACCTCGGTCAAAAGATTGATACGGGTGGTGGTTTAGCAGGCGGTTTTAACGGCATAAAGAAAGGAAGTGCGGAGGCAGGTAGAGCTTTGACGAGTTTATCATTGGTAGCTCAAGACTTACCTTTTGGATTTATAGGTATTCAAAATAACCTTCCTGCTGTAATTCAAACATTTGGACAACTAAAGACTGCTGCTCCTGCTGCGGGCGGTGCGTTAAAAGCGCTTGGAAGCGCATTGGTTGGGCCTGCTGGCTTGTTTTTAGCGTTTAGTGCGGTTACGGCAGCAGTTACATTTGCCATACAGAAATACGGCAGTTTAGGGGCGGCTTATGATGCCTTGGTAGGTAAAATAGACCCATTAGCTAAAATTATCAGTACTGTAAATGATGATTTAGAAAACTTTAATAAAGGATTTCTAACTACTGATCAAGCTATTGGTAAAGCGACTGCAAGTACAGAGGCCCAGATTATAAAAGTCCGTCAATTATCAAAAGCTGTTTTAGATACTACTAAATCAGAGAATACAAGAAAGTTTGCTCTTCAGCAATTAAAAAGTATAGATGAGGCAAGGTTTGGAAGATATGATGTAGAAAAAGGTAAGTTAGCTGGATTAGAGGGTGCTGTTATTTCTTATACAAGGTCAATTATAGCCAATTCTGTTGCTCAAAAGTTATCTGATAGGGCAGGAGATGCGTTAATAGCTAGAAATTCTGCATTGTCTTTATTCGCTGCACAAGAAAAAGCTGTTAACGATTTATTACAAAAGTTTCCAGATTTACAAAGGCAGGCAAAGAAATATTCTGATGATTTAATAAGCACTCAAGGTCAGCTTGGGCAAAGACCTATTGCCGCACCAGGTGTATTGGATTTTCTTGAAGCAAGTAAAAAGTTACAAGAATACAAAAAGCAGTTACAAGATATAAATGCTGTTTATAGGCAGACAAGAACAGAAGCTATTGCTGCTACTGAGGAAAGCATAAATCTTGGTGAGGCTTTAACTGAAGCTACTAAAGACAAAAAAGGTGGTGCTAGCACAGGCACTAAAGCAGTCTTCTCACCACAAATAGACTCTCAAGCTCTTGATGAGGCGTTTAATTTAGATAAGATTATTGCTAACTTAACTAAGTATGGCAATGTACTTATTGATGTAAATAAAACTGAGGCAGAGAGAAAGAATGCTTTGCGTGAGCTCTCGGAGATAAATCCTGAGTATTTTAACCAATTTAAGATAGGAAAGTCATCTGTTGCAGATGCAAAAGTTCAGATAGAAGACTTTATAAGAGCTTTGCTTGCACAGAAAAAAGCACAAGAGGGTGCTTTGGCTGCTGCTAAATTAAATAATGACTTTAGAAAAAATGAGGAGAAAGGCATAACCGCTGTTGGAGATAAGTATAGGACATTTAAAGATGAAATATCTACCTTACCAGAAACAATTGAAGATGTTGAAAAGTCATTTAGAAATACAACTCTAAATGCAGACAAGTTATTTAAATTAGATTTTAGCAAGTTTGATACATCTTTTGACTTCGATCAGCTATCAAGGGGTTTTAAGATAATAGAAGAGCAGAGCAGGAAGATTAAGGATAATATTGTATCTGCTTTAGGAGGTATTCAAAATATACTACAAGACACTTTCTTTGAATTATTTGATGAGGGTAAAGGTAACTGGAAAGAATTCGGTGATGCTGCTGTCAAAGAAATTAAGAGAATAACAGCTGCATTGGTAGCAAAAGCATTAGTAGAGGGCCTTGCTAATTTGTTATCAGCAGGCATTTCTGGTACAGCTAAATCAGTAGTTGAGGGGTTGAAAGAAATAGATACGGCATCTCTTGGGGAATGGTTGGATATCACACCCCAAGCTAACTTCGGAGGCATAAGAGGCAACCAGGGTGTAAATATGAATGGGCAAGTAGTGATGACATTAAGAGGAACGGATTTGGTAGGGGCAATGAATAGAACAAACACATCAATTAACAGAGTTGGCTAAAGCTTTAAAATATTACATAGACTTCTACACCCATCAAGGTCAGGCCTGTAAGGTTAGGTTCTTGTTTGAGGGTTGGACTGGGGATTCCCAGCAACTAAACCCATCGTCAAGACCATTTGTCTTATCTGAATTTAACCAAGGCGAAGATTTGTACAAACCAATTAGACCTCAGCAAGCAACCATTCAGTTCATAGGCAATAGCGTGAACACGATGGATGCGTTCTTTGCCAATAACGATAATGATATTGAGGTAAGGTTTGACTTTGGCTCATTCACAAATTATTGGATAGGGTATCTTTTGCAGGATAACTTTCAAGAGATTTGGCAAGACACCAATCACATTGTTACCCTCACTGCAACAGAGGGTATTGGCTTGCTAGAGTATGAGCAGTTCGGTAATTCCGGTGCAGAGGTGGTAGGTAGGCTTACAACCTATCAAGCGTTGCAATATTGCGTTCAGCCTACTCCGCTGACATTTACAGATGCAAGGATAATAAATAACCTATTCCATAACTCAATGACATCTACGGGAACAAATATCCCGTTAGATCAATGCTATATTGATGCGAGAAGCTTTCAGATAGAGGCAAGAGAGTTTGACAATAAAAAGGTTGCTCTTGAGAAGATAAACAGCTCATGGGCACAGACACTCTTTCAATGGAAGGGTGCATACTTCTTGATAAGGATGGAGGAGTTATACACTCCGGTGGCGAGCAACTTACGCCAGGTGACTATGTCTTCCACAAGGTCTGCTACTAATTTGAGGTATGACGTTAGTGTAGGAAAGTTACAAGATGTTAAGCCTGTGGACTCCGAGATGATAAGATATATCAAGAGGAGGACTAAGCAGGATATAAATAAATTTCAGTACGAGCTTTTTAATGAGGTAGTAGAGAACGAGAGTTTTACAAGGGGCACATTGGTCTCAAGCAACCCATCTACTAAATTAAAGGTTCTAGATTCGTGGACTTACGAGACTGGGACATTCTCTTCTCCAACAACCCCAACGCCTCCGGCAGGCAACTATGGACTTGTAGAAAACTATTTTGATGGTTTATTTGAGAATAGCTACGCTTATTTCTCAATACCGGCAACTACTGGGGCATTTTGGATTAAGTCTATCCCATTCGATGTCAATAACCTTCAGACTCTTGACATACAATTCGAAGTATCATATAACCCTTTCTTGGGTAATTTCCCTTCCGGCAAGGTAACCACATTCCCATGTTGGGTTTTTCTTGATGGAGTAACAGCTAATTACCAGTTGCTCAATACAGGCAAGTGGGAGCTTGTAGCCGGATCAGTTCCAACAAAGGCAATAGAGCTTGAGTATGATAGCTCAAAAGAACCTATTGCGGAGCAGTTTAATGCCATAAGCGTACAATCTGATAGGGTTCCGGATAATGGAAGCATAAGGTTTTATTTCTACGCCCAAGGGCAAACCGGAATGGTGGGAAATGAGTTTAGGATAAAGAATTTTATATGTAAGGTTCTCAATCCTTACAATGTTGACACAGAGAGAAGGAATATTACCGGTCAGAAGTTATACTATCAAAAGACAGACACGCTGCGTGTTGACTCTGAGTATTATGTATTTTTTGGTGATAACTTCTCACAATCCCACAAGGGTACAATTTATGAGAACAATGGTACAACGATAGCTGATAAGAAGTGGTATAGGTTAAGATTTTCAACTGAGACGGTGCCATTCAGAAAGCAATCGCTCATCTCCAGGTGGGAGAATAACAGATTTAATAGGAACAAGATAGATGTTGATCTTTACGGGTTGTTATGGTCAAGTGGCACACAGCCTATTGGCTTGATGAATACGATAAGATTTACTGATGATGACCCTAATAAGGTTTATGCTATATTGAATCTGCGTGAGATAGACTTTGCCGCATCAAGATGGTCAGCAACGCTGCTTGAGGTTTATGATAGTGATAAAGATGGCGGCACAGCTGCAACAAATACTTTTACGGCTAATAGAATAAACGGCACTTATTCTGCAATATCTTATGTACCATTTACCCTCACGAGTCCTGCCGACTTCATAATTTCTCCATCATACATCATGTCTTATACTGGAGATGACACAATCACAGTAAATATAACTGCTTCTGTTGGAGGGAATATTATTACGGCACCAGACCCAAGCACGGTGTATTTGAGGCTGCAGAGAAACGGAACGGATATAAATACTGCTGCTATAAATGTTGCTGGGTTGCCAGAACCATTTAATGCAATATTGACTACAAGCTCAGTAACGCTTAATAGTGGCGATAACTTGGCTGTGTTTATTGATTCCGCAATAACATCTATTCAGATTTCAAGCGGGTCAATCAGCTTTACTTATGTCGATCCTGTTCCGTTTATCTACGACCCTTATTTTGAAGAATATATAAGTAATTAATATGGCAGATGCAGTAAGAGCGGAAGGATTGGTTATAGCGGCTACGGATGCGAGCGGTAATGTTTATCCGTTTGCGTGTACTAAGGATGTGACGATGAATATCAGCAGAGATTTTATTGAGCTTGCGCCAAAGACCAATAGTATTTTTCGTGAGTATATTAAGAACAGGACAACATATACGATAAGCGGTAATGGCTTGGTTAAGATAATTGAAAGCAACACGCAACCCATCACATTCTTTGACTCATTTATTGAGGGTACTGACAGCGTAATTAGTGGCAGCACTAACAGTTTCGTTGGGTACATCGACATGATAGATGCCCAAAATAACTATAAATTGTATAAATTTGGGTGTATATTCCAAGACCTTACTTTGACTTCTGCGGTTGGCCAAAACGCCCAGTACTCGTTCACTTTGCAGGGGAATGGCCCCATTACTGAGCTGACTGTTGTGGATACATACACGGTCAGTTCTGGCACCATACCAGCAAGGTCAACAAGTACGCATAAGTTGGTGGCGGTAGGGTTTCGAGGCAAGTGGTATTACAACTACACAGTGAGTGCAGGGCCAGTGATAAATCTTGGAACGAGTTTGAATGGAGTAAGTGTTGTGGCAGCTTATGTCGCTCTTTAAAAATAGATATATGAAACAATTAGTTGACAACGTTAAGACAAGTTTATTCGGTGCTGTTGCAGGTCTTCCTGTTATTTGGGAAGGTGCAGAGGCAGGTGATTGGAAGATGATCCTTGCCGGTATCGGAATGTTCTTAGTAGGTTTATTTGCTTCAGATGCTAAAGTAGAAAAGTAATGGATCAGGGTATTCTGGTGACAATCGTGATACAGTCAATTGTGTTCATCGGGGCATTGTCAAAGATGTTCACGGACATGAAAATTAAGCTTAGAGAGCTTGATCTTCGTGTCCGTACCCTTGAGAAAAAAGAAGACGAGATAGGCGAGAAGTTGGGCAAGATATTCGATGCTTTGCAAGACATTAAATTAGAGCTAAAAGATAAAGTTGATAGGTCATGAGTGAGTTTAATTTAAAAAATATCCGCAAAGGAGACACCTGGTCGATGGACTTGAAGTTCTGGTCTGATGACTGCAAGACCACTCCTATTGACGTATCATCATATAGCTTTAAGCTTGTGGCAAAGAATAGTGCAGGCACGGTGCAGTGGACATGGAATAATGCTGACTTTGTTGCAGGAGCTACGACTAATGAGCGGATAGTGACGATAAGTGCGGTGACAACGGCAACGTATAATGTAGGCGAGTACAAATATGACTTGCAAGTAACAACAGCTTCATCTGTGATGACCTACTTGGTAGGTTATGTAAGGGTTGAAGACCAAATCACATCATAATGGTTATAGAGGTAACATTCGATACTACTGATGTATATATAAGTACTACGGTAAGTCCGGTGTACGTTAACGTGAGCTTTGAAGCTCCTAGTGGCGGTGGCGGTGCTGTATGGGGATATATTACGGGAACGCTTTCGGATCAGACTGACCTCCAAAATGCACTCGATGGTAAATTCGATGACCCAACGGGAGACACTACACAATACATTGCAGGTGATGGGTCTTTGGTTGCGTTTCCAATTACAGGACAAGCAGGTACATTGGTTCGTGAGGTTAGAAACGTGACAGGTGCGACATTAACAAAAGGAACTGTTGTTTACATAAATGGAGCGAGTGGCAATAAGCCAACTGTGGCTAAGGCAATAGCCACAAGTGATGCGACATCTGCACAGACATTCGGACTGATTCAAGCAGACATACCGAATAATAGCAATGGCTATTTAGTAGCTTTTGGGGACTTGGATGGGTTGAATACTTCGGCATTTGCTGAAGGTGTGCAGTTGTATTTAAGTGCAACAACGGCAGGAGGGTATACAAGCACAAAGCAGTATGCACCAAGCCATTTGGTTTATATCGGTGTAGTAACAAGGCAGCACGTTAACCAAGGTAGGATTGAGGTTCGTATTCAGAACGGCTACGAGATGGATGAGCTGCATGACGTGGCTGCACAGACACCATCAAACAATGATGGCTTATTCTACAATAGCACCAATTCACTTTGGGAGAATAAATCAATCGCAACGGCTTTAGGCTACACTCCTGCAAATGCAGCTACAACACTCACGATTAACGGGGTCACATTCGACCTATCAGCCAATCGCACATTCACAGTCGGTAGCGTTACAGGCAGTGGTGCGAGTGGGCAGGTGGCGTATTGGACAGGAACGAGTGCGCAGAGTGGCAGTAATAATCTGTTTTGGGATGCGACTAATAATAGATTAGGAATTGGAACTACAACTCCAATAACAACTACACATA